AGGAGACTAAAAATGGAAGTCTTCTCAATGCTTACAAGACTAAAGAAGAAGTAGAAAAACTTTACTTACATTCTGATTCCATTGACAAAAAAGCCGTAGAAAAATTACCTCAACCAACAGGATGGAGAATGTTAGTTCTTCCATACTCAGGCCCTAAAAAATCTAAGGGTGGTTTAGTATTTTCAGATGAAACTCATGAAAGAATTCAAATGACAACAGTTTGTGCATTGGTTCTTAAATTAGGATCTCTTTGTTATTCAGACAAAGAAAAATTTGGAGATAAACCTTGGTGTAAAGAAGGTGATTGGATTATCTTCGGTCGATACGCAGGAAGCCGTTTTAAAATTGATGGTGGTGAAGTGCGTATCTTAAACGATGACGAAGTTATCGCTAAAATCAGTAATCCAGAGGATATACTGCATACTTATTAAGGAGCTAAGATGGTAAAAGATAAATATGGTTTAGATACCAGTGAAGTTGAACTCGACACTTCAGGTGTAGAAGAAAAAGAAGTTACAATTGAGGAAAAAAAGGTTGAGTCTAAAGAACCTGTCATTCCAAAGTTTGAAGTTGAACCAGATGGTACAGCGGTCAATGAACACAAAGACGATAAAATAGAAGTTGTTCAAGCTGATGCAAGTGAAGAACAACCAAAAGAAGATAAAAAAGAACCTCAAGACTTAAATCAATATTCAGAAAACGTAAAAGGTAGAATAGGTGATTTAACAAGAAATTGGAGAGAAGCTCAAAGAAGAGAAAAAGCAGCTTTAGAATATGCAAAAGGCATCCAGAAAAAAATGGATGACATGCAGAAAAGATTTCCAAAACTTGAAGAAAATTATCTATCTGAATTTGAAAAAAGAATTACCTCAGATTCTGCAGATGCATCAAGAGCACTTCAACAGGCTATTGATTCAGGAGATTCAGGGGCTATTGCAAAAGCAAATGAAAGAATAGTTCAATTAAGTATTGAGAAAGAAAGATTGGCTAATACAAAGTATATGCGTGAGCAAGAAGCTGAGCAAGTCAAAAATCAACCGCAGGAAACACAACCTCCTGAAATTCAAGCCTCTCCCAAAGCACAAGCTTGGGCTGAAAAAAATGAATGGTTTATGAATGACAATATTATGACTACTGCAGCACTTGAAATTGATAAACAAATCAAGGGTGAGGGTATTGCGGGAGACACAGATGCATATTATAATGAATTAGATAAACGACTGACGGAATATTTTCCTCAGAAATTTACTAAGCCCGAAACTGCAGGCACTGTAGTTGAGGAACCTAAACAGGAGCAAAAGAAACCCGTCCAGACTGTTGCTTCTGCTGTTAGAAACCAAGATGGACGCAGAACTGTGAAACTCACCAGGTCACAGTTGGTAATCGCTAAAAGATTAGGGGTGCCACCTGAAGAATACGCGAAATATGTTAAATAAAGGAGCTAAATATGAGTGATATTAAAAAAAGAGTTTCGCGCGAGTCAGATCAACGAACAACAGATGTTCGTAAAAAGGTCTGGTCTCCACCGTCAAGTCTAGATGCGCCTCCGCCACCGAAAGGTTATGTCCATAGATGGCTGAGAGCTACTTCAATGGGTTTTGAAGACACTGGAAACATGTCTAAGAAACTTAGAGAGGGCTGGGAATTAGTTAGAGCTGAAGAGTTATTAGAACAAATTGGCCCTAATGATTATCCTGTCATGAGAAGTGGTACACACGAAGGCGTAGTTGGGGTTGGGGGCCTATTGTTGGCTAGGATACCAGAAGAGATTGTGGAATCGCGTAAAGACTACTTTAGATCCAAGACCAAAGGTCAGATGGACGCGGTAGACCATGATTTACTGAAGGAGCAACGACCAGAGATGCCTATCAATATTGATAGACAATCTCGAGTAACCTTCGGAAGTGGAACTAAAAAATAATTTTTTAGTGACTACCAAGGGGTTATTAAACTAACAACTAACAAACTAAGGAGTAACAACCATGGCTAATCAAAGTGGTAACTTTGGCTTGAGACCGTCTAGAATGTTAGGAGGAACACCGTTTAATAACTCGCAAAACAGATACAGAATATTGAAGAACTACGGTACTGCAATATTCCAAGGAGACCTAGTAAAGGCAGTGACTAACGGAACTGTCGAAAGAGCTGGGGCTACCGATAACCCTGTTGTTGGAGTTTTTAATGGAGTCTTCTATACAGACCCGACTTCTCAAAAGCCTACGTTCAAAAATCATTATCCAGGCACAATAAGTGCTAACGATATTATTGCGAACGTTATCGACGATCCGAATGTAGTTTACGAAGTTAAATCAGATGGAAGTTTTGCGACTGACCATTTGTTTGCAAACTACAAGATCGTTGCAACAGCTGGCGACACTAATTCAGGACAATCTAGAGAAGCTTTAGATGAATCAACTGCAGACTCTTCGTCTACATTTGTTTTACAAGCAATTGATATTTCTCAAGATCCTGAGAATAGTGATCAAACAACATCAAACGTAAACGTACTCGTTAGAATCAATGCTCACCAATACAAAGGTGGAGTAGTTGGTTTAACGGCGTAATAAGGAGTAAATAACTATGGCTATATCACGAGCACAACTAGTTAAAGAACTAGAGCCAGGTTTGAATGCCTTATTCGGCCTGGAGTATGATAGATACGAAAATGAACACGCAGAAATCTTTACTACAGAATCTTCTGACAGAGCTTTCGAAGAGGAAGTTATGTTATCAGGCTTCGGTGGTGCACCAACTAAAACAGAAGGTGCTGCTGTAACATTTGACGATGCAAAAGAAAGTTTCACTGCAAGATATACGCATGAAACTATCGCTTTAGCATTTGCTGTTACAGAAGAAGCAGTAGAAGATAACTTGTACGACAGATTAGCTGCTCGTTACACTAGAGCATTGGCAAGATCAATGGCTAACACTAAACAAGTGAAAGCTGCAGCTGTTCTTAACAATGGTTTTGACACTGCTAATGGCGGTGACGGACAACCTCTATTATCTAATGCACACCCACTTGTAAGTGGTGGTACATTCAGAAACGAGTTAGCAACTGCTTCCGATCTATCTGAAACATCATTAGAACAGTCGTTAATTGACATTGCGGCTTTCGTTGATGAAAGAGGAATGAAAATCGCTACTCAAGGTAGAAAATTGATTATTCCAAAAGAATTACAATTTACTGCTGAGAGAATCTTAAAGTCACCTTTAAGAGTCGGCACTGCTGATAATGACATCAATGCGATAAGTAATATGGGAATGATTCCAGAAGGTTATAGAATCAACCATTTCTTAGCTGACACTGATGCATTTTTCATCATGACTGATGCACCTAATGGTCTTAAACATTTTGTAAGAGCACCATTAAGAACTGCAATGGAAGGTGATTTTGATACTGGCAACATGAGATTCAAAGCTAGAGAAAGATACAGCTTCGGCTTTTCTGACCCTAGAGGAATCTTCGGTTCACCAGGCGCAGCGTAATTTTTAATTACCTAATAATTTAAAAGGGGCGGAGTTTACTCTGCCCCTTTTTTTATATATAATTAAAAGACCTAGAAAAATTATTATGTAGACTGACTAGGCAGACGGTATAGAGACTACATAACGAATGCTATACAAAGGAGAAAATTATGGCAAATACTACGTTCAATGGACCAGTACGATCGGAAAACGGTTTTATTGGAGCAACTAAAAACACTTCAACAGGAGCTTTTACAAACGTATTCGCAATTGATTCAACAGGTGCATACACAGGCACAAAACTTGTTGGACAAGGAACTGCAGACGTAATTGTAGCAGCAACAGCTGGAACAACTGAGGTTGAATTCTCTCAGCCAAATAATTCTATCATTACTTCAATTGATATTGTTTGTACTTCTGCACCAACTTTAACAGGATCTGGTGATATTGGATTTAAAGTTGGTACTGCAACAGGTGGAGCACAATTAGTTGCTGCAATCACAGATCAAATTCTTGATGGCGGAACTACTGTTCCTGCAGGAGCTGGTTATAATCTAACTTTAATTAATACAACTGGAAGTGATGCATCACCTGCAGCATCTCCAGCAGCTAACGTTTCTGGTGCTGCAAGAAGTGTTTTCTTGCAAATTACAAACACTGTAAACGCATCAGCGAGTGGTAATTTTAGATTTATTATAAACGTACAACAGTTCTAATAAATTAAATTTATGGCTCTCTTCGGAGAGCCATTATTAAGGAGCACAAATGAGTTATAAAAGTGATATACAAGCTACTAGATCTACTGCTGCTGCAGGAGCAACTCCAATTATCTCTCAACCTATAAGATTGAGAGGAATTATAATTGCATCCGATGGCACAGGAGCGGGATTGTTAGAGTTGACTACCACATCTAATACTGGAGACACACTTTTTATTGGTGATGTACCAAGTGGAGATGTAATTAACTTTTCTTTTCCTGAAGACGGCATAGTTTTTCCAAAAGGAATTTTTTGTAAAACGAAAACTAAAGTTACAGCTTATACCTTATTGACTGATAAATTCTCAGGCAAAGGTTTAACTGTCTAGGAGCATAAATGAATAATGTAGGCATACAATCTAAAGGCACTAGTCCTATTTTGTTAAAAGATGGAGGTATGCCTACAAGAAGAAAATCAGCGGGTAATTATCGTTCTACAAAATCAGGAGCAGGCATGACACAAAAAGGTGTCATGACATACAGAAGAAAAAATCCAGGTTCTAAATTAAAAACAGCTGTAACTGGTAAGGTAAAGCCAGGTTCAAAAGCTGCTAAACGTAGAAAATCTTATTGCGCTAGATCATTAGGACAATTGAAACGAGCATCAGCAAAAACAAGAAATGATCCTAATTCAAGAATAAGACAAGCAAGAAGGAGATGGAAATGTTAGATCAGCTAAAAGAAATTTGGAGAAGAATTAATGCAAGAATAATAGCCACTCCTAATGAAATGCATGGGATTATTTTATTGTTGATTTTAATAACACTAATATTAAAATAATATATGAATGGCTTATCTAAATGCAAATATACCACCCATATATTGTAAAGTAAGAAAGGAGTACCTTTATGATCTTAAAGAACATCATGGAGAAAGTGAAGAATGCGTGGTCTTTGGTATCACATCCATTACAGGTCGTGCAATCTTATTTAATATCATGTTACCAAATGGTGCATGCTTTTGGCGTTTGCCTATCGCAGCGTTTTTCCAAAAATCGTATGATAGAGCCGATGTGCCGAATATGCAGACGCACGAATTGGAATTGTGGAACTGTTTCAGTTACTATCCTAGTATCCATTGCTTTGATTGGTTGGATGGTCTAAAAGGTAAATTTTTAGGTCTAGATAAAAAATTCTATCATGGAGAATATTTATTTACGATTGATTGGGGTCACCCAGAAAACAACATTCTTAACACTGAACATTCTGAAATACCTCAAGAACATAAGTGTGCGCATATATTGGCTCTTGCTAACGGGAATTATGCAGCTCAGCCTAATAATCGTATTTTGTGGCACGTTAATAGTTATACTACTGATAACAGCTGGCCAGACTATAAGGTTCAAACCACCGTTTGGGATGCAGAAAATAATGATATGGTTACAGAAGATACGGACAAAATGTTTTACACAATGGAAGAAAAAGAAAAAGCAGAGGATGATACATACGAATGATAGATAAGTGGATATATGGTTTTTTTAGTACTCTAGACAAAATTGGTCTAATGGTTGATAATCTTTGTCAACGTATGACTAGGATAAATATGAATTATTATTTTACAGGCTTGCTGATTGTAATGTTAGTCATCCTAGCTTTTTGTGGAGGGCCAAGTGTCCAATAAAGCTTTACAAATATCTGAAGAAGCATCTGTTCAGATGCCGATGAAGACGGTTGCTAGCTTGATAGTAATGGTCGCGATCGGAACTTGGGCTTATTTTGGTATAATTGAAAAACAAAACAAGATGGCGACGCAGTTAGAATTAATGTCTAAAGATGTAGAAAACAATTCAGAGTTTAGAATTAAATGGCCACGAGGACAGATGGGTACTTTGCCCGCGGATTCTGAGCAGTACATGATGATCGAGGATTTGTACAAGACCACCGATCGTTTAAACAAACATATCGACTCAATGGCTTTAAACAAAGTAAATATAGAATTTTTACAAAAACAAG